AGGATGAACGCTTGCGCACCTGTCTTTGAAAGTGGTATGGTGTGGAGACCAGACGCTAATTTTGCAGAGGAAGTTGTTGAAGAATGTGCAAGTTTTCCACATGGAGACCATGATGACTTGGCAGATTCGATGACACAAGCTATACTAAGATTCAGACAAGGTGGTTTTATATCCACACCTGACGATGAAGAATTTGAACCAGGATATAGAAGAAAAATGGAGTATTACTAATGGCTGGAAAAGAAATAAAAGTAAAAAACCCTTTTGATATTAAACTTACCAATAACTTATCTAAGAAAAAACAAAAAGAAAGACTCAAGCCTTCAGGACCTGTACCTAAGAAAATGCAATTTGGTGGTGATCCTACAGGCAACACAATGTCTGAAGCAGATATGAAAAGAGCGAGAAAATTAATAGGTAAAACACAAACACAAGAAGGTGGTAATACTATTTCTGATGCTGATTTAAAAAGATTAAAAGCAGCGTTAAAAGGAGCTGCAACCGCAGGTATGATGGGTAGTGGTATCGGAAAAGGAATGAAAATGGGTGGCAAAGTCCAAAAGATGAACATGGGTGGCGAAGTTATGGACACAACCAAGTCTATGCCCGTTGGTATGATGGACGGTGGTAAAGTCAAGCCTATGAAGATGAACATGGGCGGTGTTGCTAAAGGCAGAGGCGGAATGTTTAAAGGAATAAAATAATGGCTGAAAAAAAGAAAAGAGATGCTTTAGCTGGAGTTAACATGGCTATGGCTTTGGACTCTCAATCTGCTCAAGATTTAGCTAAGTTAAAACGCATGGCTAAAAAGCCTGGTAGAATAAGAACTAAGCCTATTAAGATTAATGTAAAAGGTAACTCAATTCAAAATCCTGGTGCATTTAACATACAAAGAAACACTATTATGAAAGCTAAATTCGGTGGAGAGGTTATGAACACAACAAGAGCCATGCAACTTAATCCATTAACAGGCGAACCAATATAGGAGATTGTTATGCCATTTGCAAAAAATAAAAATGCTCTTTCAGATGCTAAAATGAAAGAAATGGAAAAAGCCATAAGAGATTTTAAATTTGGTATAGAATTTCCAACAACAAAAAAAAGAGGTTCAAAATTTACTACTGACTCAAAAGGTAATACCACTAAAAATTATAGATTCGGTGGTAAAGTAGTTCAAAAGATGCAGAGTGGCGGAGAAAAATTAAGTCAGAAAGAAATTGAAGAAGCCATCAGACAAATAGGAGAGCAGGGCAATGTTTTTGGTAAAGGAGAGTCATTATCTCCGTCTCAAACTAAAAAGATAGCCGATAAATTTGAATCTGACTTTACCAAGATGTTTGGTAAAAAATACGGTGGATCAATAAGAAAAATGAGAGGAGGCGGACTAATGGAAGCAATAAAGAAAGTTCAAGCAAAAGAAATGAGATTAGGTGGAGACGTAGCAAAGCCAAAAGCAAAGCCAAAGAATTTTAAAAAGACAGTACAAAAGCAAAAGAGAGACAGAGCTATAGCAGATGGTGATATGGTCATTGGAGATTTTAATGAAATGACACCATCAATGATGCAGGACTTTTACAAGAACGCAAGTAAAGTTAAAGAGATGGAATTAGGTGGAGAAGCTGTACCATCAAAGTTCAAAGGTTTTTCAAAATTACCTGAAGGCGTTCAGCAAAAAATTGACCCTAAGTTAGCATCTAAATATGAAATGGGTGGTAAAGTTGAGAAATACGGTGGTGGCGGTAAAGTCAAAGGTGGCAAGATGTCATGTCGTGGCATGGGTGCAGCAATCAAAGGTGGCGGCTTTTCTATTAGATAGGATTTAAAATGGCGATTGAAAATATAAATGGTATCGCAGATGCGGTAGCTCCAGAATTAGAGGCTAACTTAGTCAAACTTCCTCCAGAGGCTTTGGTAGAAGGCGTTACTGAATTAGATGACGGTTCTGCTATTATTGGTGAGATGGAGATGGAGTCTGAAACTCCTATTGCCATTCCTTTTGATGCAAACTTAGCCGAACATATTGACGAAGATGTTTTATCAGAAATATCTAGCGAATTAACTGGTAATATTGAAGACGATACAAATTCAAGAAGCGATTGGGAAGAACAGTACAAAGGTGGATTAGAACTTCTTGGTATGAATTACGAAGACAGATCAGAACCTTTCGAGGGTGCATCTGGTATAGTGCATCCACTATTGGCTGAATCCGTTACACAGTTTCAGGCACAGGCATATCGTGAAATGCTACCCGCTGGAGGACCTGTAAAGACTGCAATTATTGGAGCAGAAACTCCAGAAACATCAGCTCAAGCAGAGCGTGTTAAAAATTATATGAATTATCAGATAACTTATGAAATGGAAGAATATGATCCAGAATTAGATCAGATGTTATTTTATCTTCCAATCGTAGGTTCAGCATTTAAAAAAGTTTACTTTGATCCAACAATGCAAAGAGCCGTAAGTAAATTTGTGCATTCTGAGGACTTAATCGTTCCTTACAGTGCAACAGACTTAGCGACTGCTACGAGAATAACTCACTGCATCCGTATGGACAAAAATGAAATTAAAAAATTACAATTATCAGGATTTTACAAAGATATAGACCTTCCTAGTTCTGGTGCTGATTCAGATGGCACGAATGATGTGAAGGATACAATCAATGAGATAGAAGGCATTACAAGTAACTCTTCTGAAAATGAAGAGATGATGGTTTATGAGGTTCACACAAACTTAGATATTGAGGGATTTGAAGATATTGGAGCTGATGGTGAACCGACAGGATTGAAGATGCCCTATATCGTCACAATCATGGAGGACACTGGGGATGTCTTATCAATCAAGCGGAATTTCAATGAAAGCGATCCGCTCCGTAGGAAAGTGCCTTATTTTATTCATTATAAGTTCTTACCTGGTCTTGGGTTTTATGGTTTTGGTCTCACACACACTATAGGTGGTCTTTCCAGAGCTTCAACATCAATACTTAGACAATTAATAGATGCTGGTACATTGTCTAATCTTCCAGCAGGTTTCAAAGCTAGAGGAGCTAGAATAAGAGATGATGAAACACCTCTTAATCCTGGCGAGTTTAGAGATGTGGATATGGTCGGTGGAGATCTAAGATCAGCCATCATGCCATTACCATTCAAAGAACCATCACAGACATTATATTCTCTCATGGGAACATTGATTGATTCTGGCAGACGTTTTGCATCTATGGCTGACATGAAAGTTGGTGAAATGAATGGTAACGCTCCTGTTGGAACAACTATGGCTATTATGGAGCGTGGTACGAAGGTCATGTCTGCCATCCATAAGCGTCTTCATTACTCACAAAAGATTGAATTTAAGTTGTTAGCTCGTGTCTTTGCTATGGATGTACCTATGTATCCATATCAAGTACCAGGCGCACCACCAGAAATTAAACAAACTGATTTTGACGACAGAATTGATATATTGCCAGTTTCTGACCCTAATATATTTTCTATGTCACAACGTATTGCTTTAGCTCAAACTCAATTACAGTTAGCTCAAAGTAATCCAGAAATTCATGGGCAAAATGGTATGTACCAAGCCTATCGTAAAATGTACGAAGCACTAGGCGTTACGAATATAGACCAAGTGTTGCAGCCTCCCCCTCAACCAATGCCCATGAACCCTGCAAAAGAAAATCAAGAAGCGTTGAGATTAGCTGTATTGACTGCATTTCCAGAACAAAACCATCAGGCACATATAACAGCTCATTTAGCTATGTTATCAACACCAGTTGCACAATCTAATGCGTCAATACTTATGACATTACAAGGTCATATATCAGAACATATGGCTATGATGTCCGAAATGACAGCACAGCAAGAAGTTATGGCATCTATACCACAAGAGCAACAAATGATGATGCAACAAGACCCTAATATGCAAAAACAAATTGCAGATCAAATTGCATCAAGAGCAGCAGAGATTGCATCTGAAGTTAGTGAGCAATATGCACAATCATTAACTCCACCACCTCAAGAAGATCCTCTTGTTAGTTTAAGAAAACAAGAATTAGCTCTTCGTGGTTCTGAGATACAACAAAAAGCCGAACAATTTCAACAAAAGCAAGAAATGGATAATCAAAAAGAAATGAATGATACCATGATTGATAAACAACGTCTTGAGTTGCAAGACCAAATTGCTCAAGATAGAATAGAAACTCAACGAGATATAGCAGCTATGAATGCTATGGGAAGGAAAAACTAATGGTTAGTTCAGTTCGTGCAGGAATG